TCAGAACACAGAAACACAACGCATACGCTATTCAGCATCAGGCGGGTACTACGCACTGCACCCATACAATGCGCCTATTGTTTCTCTTTCAGCATTTTATTACGGGGCAAACCCAAACCAGTTAAATGAATTACAGGATTGCTCAATAGCATGGTTTGAAGGACAACAAATCATTATCCCTGGCAATCAAATTGGGTGGAATTACACATCTCAAGGCCCGCTTCAATTTGGCGGTTCTATTGGGCAGAGCAATTACACATTCACTAAATACACATACATTGCGGGATACACCAATACAGAACTTGCGGTGGCTACCCTTGCAGGAGATACCACTTTAACCGTAGCCAGTGGCATAGGTATTTTGCCAGGCGAGCAGTACCGCATTTTTGATGGTCAAAGAACTGAGCGCGTAACAGTTGCAAGCAATTATGTTTACGGATCAACAACAGTTCCTTTGGCCTCTCCTATGCTTTTTGCTCATGGTGTTGGCGCGACATTTAGCAACCTGCCAACTGTTCTCAAGCAAGCCTGTATTTTAATTACAACCGCATTTATTAAAATGCGTGGTGATGCTTCAACTACTATGGCTTACACAACTTCACCCGCAGGAAACATTCCTGGTTCAGTGCGCTACGGCAGTGACATAGCCGTTGCCCTAGACATGGTGAACAAGTACCGCAGGATTAGATAATGCCTGCCGTACCTATTCTTACAGGCCGCAACGCGGTACGCCAAACACTATCTTTATTTTTATCCAACCCGCGCATCACAAATGTCAATCAGGTTTTTACATCTTTTCCAAAAATCATCAACTACCAGGTAAACGCTGAACCAGGACAAGCCACAAGAGCGGCCATTGTTGTTTACATTGCTGATGAGTATGAAACCCGTTTGGCTATTGGTGGAGCAACTAATGGTTGGAAGCGTGTGGATTACACCGTAATTGTTCAGATTTTCTGCATTTCTTTTCATAGAGAGGCAGAAGATGTTATGACTGACTTTGACACAATTGTTGATAACATCAAAGAGCGCTTAAGGTCAGATCATAACTTTGGCGATCCAACAGGTAATTTAGTTTGGCAAGGTGCAGAGCCAGTTATTCAGGCCCGCTATGGAGAACCTTCTACTGAAAAAGAAGGCGTTACAGAAATCTTTGCTGAGATACAATTTCCCGTAACACAGATGATCCAGGCATAAGGAGCATGATGAAGTACAAATACAACGGAACTGATGAACGCGTGTTCCCTAGCATTGGGAAAACTGTAAAACCTGGTGATGAGTTTGACGCACCTGAAGGATTTGTAGCCGCAGATGTAATTCTTGCGGGCGCAAAGCCAACAGTCACAGAACCAACAAAACCAATAGAAACAACAACAACTATGTCTGCCGCGTCAGACAAGAAACTAGGAGCGTGAAATAATGTCTGTTCAACAGTCCGTACGCTCGTACTTAGGTATTGCAAAAGAAGCAACCCGCGGTACGGCAGTAGCACCAACCGACTTCATTCCAGTAATGAAGGACGCATTAAAACCAGTGGACATTGTAGATCCACTTTATGACACAGGTTTGCGTGGCTCAAATGTATTGAATTACAACTACATTCCAGGCCGTACACGCTCAACAGTAGATTTTGGTGGAGCAGTATTTGCTGACACCGTGGGCTACGCAATTGCAGGTGTTTTAGGATCAGTAGCAACTACTGGTGTATCTGCACCTTACACTCACACAATTTCATTATTTAACAGCCTTGCATCAGGTGGAGATGTTCAGCCAATTTCTTACACATTGACTGACTTCTACGCGGTAGATGTTCGCTCATACCCTGGTTGCCAGTTCTCTGACTTCTCATTGAAGTTCAACGCAGACGGCATGCTTGAGTATGATGCAAAAAGCACTGGTTTCCAGTCTGAAACTGTTTCAGATCCAACACCTGCATTCTCAACAGTTCTACCTACACCAGTGTGGCGCGGTACTGTTTCAATCGGTGGATCTGCGGTATCAACTGCCATGACTGGCAACATTGACATGACACGCCCTGCAACACCTATCTATGGCATCTCAAATACACAAGATCCATACCAAGTATTTCTAGGGCCTTTGGAAGTAACAGGCAAGATTACATTTGTCATGGACAATGACTCACAATTGCTTAACTTCCTTAACAACTCACAACCTGCTCTTGTATTTAACTGGGCTTATGGTGCTGGTGCTTCTGCGGTTCAAATCCAGGCAACTCTTACTAAGGGCGCTTACACCACTGGTGTGATTGAACGCGGTGAAGATTTTGTACAGGTAACAGTGGACATTAACGCGCAATCAAATACAACTGATGCTGGTTCTTCAGGCGGTTTCTCACCTATCAAATGGGTGTTGCAGAACGCTAAGGCTTCAGGTACATACGCATAACTAGATCAGGGCGGCGGTGTGGTTGAGGGCGATTGCCTTCCCGCTCTCCCACACCGCTTGCTCTCCTTTTAGGTATGATTTAGGAAGGCAAACCAACAGGAGGCAACATGTCTAAAGAAGTAACGCTACCGTCAGGGGCAAAAGTAGTTCTTAAAGATCCAACAACTTTGCGTGTAAAAGACCGCAAAAATGTAATGCGTACAGCGGATAACGCTGTTGGTGGAGATCTAACAAAAGCACTTGCATTAGGTGATGCACTTATTGCAATGCTTGTTGAGTCATGGTCATTTGATTTAATTCCGCCATCAATCAAACTTGAGTCATTAGATGAACTAACAATGGTTGATTATGATGCTTTGGTAGATCACACAAAAGACGCGCAAAAGTATCTGTTCCCTAACCTGGCTGAAACGCCACAGACAGAGGCAGACCCAAAAGCAATTGGCGAGAACTCCAACGCCTAAAATGGTTACTCAAGGGTGGGGAAAGGCATGAAGCCTTTTCCTATCCTGATGAGCAATGGTATTACTACCAAATGGCAGAGCGGTTTGGTTGGACACCTGAACAGGTAGATAACTTGCCCGCTAGTACGGCAGATTGGTTGATAGCAATTGCTAGAACCGTTGATGAGGTGAAAACAGAAGGGTTGAGAGATGGCTGAAATTGTTATCAAAAACCTTAAAGAAGTTCTTGCCGCAATTGATGGATCTGCGGAAAAAATTGAACAAGGTGCGCAATTAGGAATTATGCGTGTTGGTTTGGCCGTTGAACGCCAGGCAAAATTAAACTTTCAAGGCACACGCAGTTATGAAAAGCGTACAAGCAAAAACGGCAGACCCTATTTAGTTATTACTCCACCAAAACATGTTGGTGGATCAGGGCCTAACACGGTTACAGGTAATCTAAAAAGATCTATTAAAACTACTTACCGCGCTGGCTTTGGTGTGTACACCGCTGAAGTTGGGCCAACAATGATCTATGCGCGCCAGGTAGAAAAGGGCGGTGGAAATTGGCCTGCGGGGGTAAAATACCCTTACTTAGAACCTGCGGCTTTATCGCTATTGCGTAGCGGCAAAATCAACAGGATCTTTACAACCGCTGTTAGAGAGAAATTGGGGAGTTAATCATGGCTGATTTAATTCCTCCAATGTTAATTAAATTACAGGCAGATGTAAGCCAACTTAAAGTAGGTTTGGCTCAAGCAGAAAGCGCTATTAAAGGCGTAGATAAATCTGTTCAAACTGCTTCAACTGGCATGAGTAATTTTGCAACTAAGGTAAAACAAATTGGCGCATCTCTTGGTGTTGCTTTTGCGGGTACTCAAGTTTTGCAATTTGGTAGAGATGTTATTGCGCAGGCTATGGAAGCAGAAGCGCAACAACAGCGTTTGTACCAATTGATGAAGGTTGGCACTGGCGCAACTGATGAACAAGTAGCCGCACTTAATGCGCAGGCTGATGCGTTAGAAAAAGTAGGCGTTGTAACAGGCGGAAACATTACGCAAACGCAATCACAGTTGGCAACATTTAATTTGCAATACGACACAATTCAAAGATTGACACCTGCCATTCTTGATTATGTCACCGCTGAAAAGGGCGCTAACGCAAGC